AGGCTAGTCAGCAGTATCTTTTTGCTTAATATTGACTGTAGCATTTTCTGTATCAAAGTCCGCATTAATTATTGAGTAGCATCCAGAGACGCCAGTTGGACATGTACCAGATGTTTGTAAGATATCTATATCTCCACTCGACCCAATCCACTCCATAGTAACTGATTGATATGCACCATCAGACTGAGTAGTAGCAAAGTTGTTTGAACTTCCTATTACGTCTATGTCCCATGTTACATCATCAGCATCAATATTAATATCCCATACGTTTGAACTACCAGTGATATCTAGATCCATGTTCAACCTTTCAGCTGAAGCAGCAAATCCCCAATCTATATCAAAAGTATTACTGTTACCAGCTACTGCAACATCTACTGTTGAACTATCTGCACTTCCACCGTAACCTACGTTCCAATCCCATATGTTGCTATTACCAGTTAACTTTAAGTCAACATCAGTACTATCAAACAAGGTTGGTCCGAATATTCGGTTTAAGTTACCAATCATATCAATATCCATTGTCACACTGCTACCAGTTAATATCCAGTCAGTTGCACAATCTGTCCCACTCATTGAACCACATAATTTGTTACCATAACCGATTTGATCAATGGTTAAAGTAAGGGTATCACCAGCTTGATCCAATAACACTTTGTTATCGTTGGCCGCGGCGAATGCAACTACAGGACATAATAAAACAACAAAAGCGATATATTTATTTAACATTTTCATTTTTATTTTCCTCTCAGGTAATGAAGTATCCCAAATAGAAAGACTTCTATTTAATAATTTCATCGTTGTTTTCCTCTAAAGAATGCTTCTCGTTTATACCATCTGCTTGATGGGGGTGACGATGACCTTCTTTTATTTCCCAAAAACCTCTGTCATGTCCTTGGTATATTAGTTCTAACACTGCCTCTTCGATCGTTGACCGTAGTGACCTTGTTACCGATTCATTTTCAGTAACGCCATCTTCTATTTCTACAAGATTCGTTGCCATATCGACGAATTTAAAAACATCATAACTATTAGCGACAGCCAAAATAGTTTTTGATGTTTGTACATTTAATAAAACTTCACCCGTCAATGTACTAACGGCTCTTAAATGCACAGTTACCATATCTCTTCTATAGGCACGTGTTGTTCCTATTCCGAGAGTTCTAGCTCCTGCACCTCCAGTCTCGATATTAGTATCAAATCCAATGATACCTCCTTCAAGAATGATTCCAGCGAAAAGAAGTGGTGCTAAACCTGTATTATCTTCTTCTCCATATTGTTCTCTTGTATTTCGAACGATCTGACGTTCTCTTGTTAAGTGGTCTATACCCACTCTTTCTACTACTCTAAACCATGTTCCACCACCAGCAGATTTTAAAGCATCAATCAACATCGTTGAAGCGCCTTGAGATACTGCAGTACTAAACATAGCAGAATCTCCTTTTTGCTTTCTTTGTCCTGTCAAATCAGGAAACTTATATACTGCAACTATTGGAGATTTTTCTGGTGCATGCAATTCAAGTAATTCTGTGTGAGTAGGTAAATGCACAACGATAGGATCTTCTTTACATTCTCCTATAGCATTCATAATAGGAGTGGTGCAACTGTCTGTCATGCTTGGCATTCCAGCACAACTAGATAGAAGTATTCCTACGGCTATTACGCCGAGATATTTACCCGCCTGTTCCAGCACTTCCGCCACCTATTGGTATTACGATCGTAGTTTCAGAACCATCTTCTGCTATAATCGTCATTACTATTACGTCTTCCCCTTGTGTACATGCCCATTGAGATGAATCACACGATGTTCTTTGATAAGTAATGGTATTACCTTCTAGAACAAAACTACCAAAACTAGATACTGTGCATGCAGGGTCTGTAGTATCACATGTTTTAAATAAACTTTCTACTAACTGTTTACTAAGTTGAGCATATATTCTGCTCTCTAAATTTCTCATGAACTTAGCAAGTGTAGTATTTTCTGCATCTCTTTCAGCTTGTAATAACGCTGATTCGATATCATCTGCTATTGCTTTCTTTCTAGAAAACTCTTGATTCTCAATAGTTAAGTAGTGAGATGATGTGCCTATACCACTAAAGGATGGACTTTTAAATTTGTGTACTAATTCATCTGCTGTTGCGTAATTAATTCCAAGCGTAACTGCTCCTACTAATAGTATTAATCTTACAACGTGTAATTTACTTTCAATCTTTTTTATCATTTTTCTTCCTCTCCGCTAAAGCTTCTTTTTCTTCAGCATCGTTTATAATATCAATCTTCTCCTTCATGGTTATAACTACATTTACTTTCTGCTGTAAACGTATCATATCTTGATCTAACATTCTTGTCTGATCAATGACTCTTATAAGTGCTATATGCATTTTGCCTAAAGCTGGGTTGAGTGTCATAGTGACAAACTGCCATACGTAATAAACAAAATACCCTAGGAATACAATAGCTACTACATTGAAACCGTATTCAGTTATTAACGAAGCTACTTGCATCAATCTCTCCTAGAGTCGATCTTTCCATCTTCTATAAAGTTCTCTGCCCTAGCTATTCTCTCAATGTCTGGTCTTAAATCTAGAGCACTACTTACTAATAGGTCTATCTTAATCATTTCATTAGACATAGTTCTTGCTCTATTCTCTAATGACTTACAAAACATTGTAAGAGTCTCAATTTGTTTGACCGAGCCGGACAATATTTGTTTAATTATTATGAATATGAAGTAGCCACTGATTGCAGCACTCGCAATAGGCATACCAACTTCATCAATAATTTTAAACAATTCGTTCATACAACTATTTATACTAGTTGTTTACTCGAAATGAACAGAAACCCCACATCCACACGCCATTGCAACGTTAGGATTAGCAAATTTAAATGATTGATTTAGTCCTTCTGAGACGAAGTCTAAGGTAGAACCTTCAATGTAAGGTTGTGAAGTAGGATCTATTACAATTATGAACTTACCGAAGTCAAGAATATGATCGTCATCTTCTAGTTTATTTGCAAATTCTAAAACGTATTCATACCCACCACAGCCTCCACCAGTAATACCAACTCTGATTGCAGGGTCAAGCATTTCTATGGATTCTTTTAAAATATGTGTTATTGCGTTATTCGTTAACTCGAGCATCATCAACCTCTGGAGGGTTATTATGACCAATCAATGAATGGTCTAAGATTGGATGTTTATAATCTTCTGATTGTTTAGACTCGTAATCTACCATAGCTTGTTTGATGGCATCTTCTGCTAATACACTACAGTGCAACTTAATTGGTGGTAGTTGTAATGCATCTGCAATGTCTTTGTCTTTGATTAGCTTTGCTTCTTCAATAGTCTTACCCATCATCAAGTCAACGAACAACGAAGAAGATGCAATAGCACTTCCACATCCGTAAGTCTTGAATTTTACATCGACAATCTTTTCGTCATCATCGAGTAATAGTTGTAGTTGCATTACATCACCACACGCAGGAGCTCCTGCAAGTCCTGTTGCAACCTTGGGGTTGTTCCTGTCCAATGAACCGACAGCGTGCTTATGTGGGTTCGCGAGAACGGCTTCGAACCGTTGTACTACTTCCTTTGAATAAGCCATTTTTTATCTTCTAGTAAGTTACGCCAACCGCTAAAGTTGTTGCAGCACCTGTAAGTGTATCACTACCGGTTTTAGCAATATAAGCTACTGCATTACCTGCTAAAGTTACAGTTGCAATCGTTGTTCCACCTGCATTCTTCTGCGTGATTAATTGAACAGATGTTTTATTGTTCAACACTCTTACTAATTTGGCAAAGCCTACATTAGATGCTGTGGCTATAGCAGCCTCAGATCCTTGTAAATTTAATGTTTTCATTTTTATTTCCTCTTAAATTGATATTTATACATTTTCGAGCCTACTCATCAATCTTTCTGCTCTGTTTGTAACCTGTTGATGCCATCTAGAATCTCTTCCTTCGAAGGCCGCCTGTTTCCAATCTCCACTTTGTAAAGCAAGATTGTGATTTTTAAATTTTGATAATCTGGTGTATCCCATATTAAACATCATATTTGCTACGATCTGTTTAACTTCTTGGGGATATCCATCCCATGCTTCGTGTAGTTTAATACAATCACCTAAGACACTCTGAACATCATGTTCAAAAAGTTCTACACATCTTTCTTCGGTAATCACTGTGCCTACTGCACCGCCATGCTCACCGTCGGTCTCTAAGATCAAATGACCAATACCTACTGTAGGGTATCCCAAGTGATCAAGATAAATCTCGTTTACCTTGCCTTCATCGATTGTTAATTGTTCTCTTAATTGATCTACATCAATATCGTTATTTTTACTACCAAACATTATTCTGGTTCTCCTATTGTCCCTGCATCATCAGGCCATCCAAACGGTCCGAAGTAATATAAGGGTGTGTTGTTATCAGCGATTTTTTCAGCGGTATGACCACCTTCCATTACCCAACCTGCGGTATCGCCTCTTATTATGTAAGCTTTTTGGACACTTCCAGTTGGAGATCCAAACCATCTCTTACAACCGCCGTCATCACAAACACCATTCATATCAGATATTGTATCTTTAGTTGGTACTTTTGCAAGTTGATCGGCAAATCCATCTACGTTATATAACAGATCTACCCAAGCAGTTGATCCATCTGGATCTGTTAAATTCATATTCATCATAGCCACACAAGTATCTTTATTGTAATCAGTTTTGATGGCTGTAATAGTATCTATTTCTTCCATTCCGCACCTAGCGAAGGCACGTATACTAATTGTGTTACCATTGCTTTTGACCACATGAAAAAATCCTGGTCCAACGATAATAGAATTGACGTAGTCTTTTAAGAATAATAAAGCTTCATGTGACTCAGTAGTTGAATTCGCTGCGCTATTATCTTGTATATGTTTAACTATCGCTGGTTCCTGGAATCCAAGCCATGACTTGTTATTCCACATTCTCCATTGGTTTTCTTCCCATAAGGTTGTCCATACATCATCAGGCACTCTGCCGTGATGATAGTACTCATGAGTTATATTTGAAAATGTAGCCATCTTATGCCCCTAGTGCGAATTTCATTATTATTGTAGCTTCTTCACCACTTGAAGTGTGGCCTCCAGATGCTGATACTTTTATAGATCTAGTTGCATTGGGAGTCCAGCCATTTCCTTTAAATCCTACACTAGCTGTTTCTTCATATGACCCTAAAGCAATATGATAACTTATCTGAGAACCAGCTCCGGATTTCATGTATCTTGAGGTTCCAGCTGAAGTTCCAGCAACAGAGTTTGATGCATATGATGCAAACGGTGTTAAATTCGCCATGACTACAACCTCTCCCTGGCCCCATGCTGCTCCCATTGTGTAACTATCTGTTCCATAATCGTTATGTTGTCTTGCAATAACAGTTGTATTAACACCCTTTCCAGAGGTATTGGTAGTGGATGTTCCTGGAGATCTAATAATTCCTGTAAGTATGTTGTGCGCACCAGAAGAATAGTTTAATCTATGGGCACAAAATCTTTCTCCACCTTTGCAAACCCTGGCAAATGTTACTACCCAACCATCGGCCGCGTTATTACCATTGTAGTATTCGAATGCAAAAGATCCTATTAATGGTGCACTTGTATTGTGCTGGGCAGATGATTGATTCCATGCTGGATACATGTATGAAGAAGGTGTTCCGCCCGAACTAGTAAATGCCATAAAGAACATAATATCGCCAGGAGCTGCATGAGTCTGTAAGTCTTCATAGTTCCAGGCATTTGGAGCTCTTTGAGCATTAGCCAATGCATACATAGGGTTATTACTATTTATTGCTAATGCCGATGCTCCCATACCACTTTCATAAGATTGAACTTCTTGACCGGATTTAAAATTACCTACACCTGTCAAATTTGCTGTGGCTCCTGAATCATCGGCTGATGGGTTAACACTTGTTGAATTGGCGTTACTTGTAACAGCAAATGGCATATTACCTATACCACGTAAATTACCCATGCTGATATTACTATTAGAGGTTACCTGTTTGGTTTTAGCTGGAGAACTATTTGTGCTATAAGACGTAACTAAACTATTCCAGACAGCGCCAGTTGCGTGGAATGGTAATTCGTTATTACTTGTAAACGCAGTTGCTGTATTGTTTCCTGGAGCTCTGACACCATCGTAATTGTTAGAGCCTCTTTTATATTTACTAAGGCTTACTTCACCACTATCATTCTGAAACTCAGCTCTTAGCGCTGCAGCACGAACGTTATTGACGTTATGGGACATTGGCATTACTTTATAATCTCCGATATATGATCTTCGAATTCTTCGATTTTCTGTGTTCTATTAGGCCAAAGAATATAATCTTTCTCTGGGTTCTTTTTTAAATTTGATAACAAAGGTAATATAGCATTATATAATTTATTTAATTTATCTTCAGCTGCAACTTGGCCTGATGCGGATTCCGCACTGAGTTTGTTTACAGTTTGTACCGCCTCTAGTTCACTTTCATCTACCGCAGTGAAACCAAAGTCAAAATCTAATAAATCGTTTGACATGTTTATTCCTCTATTAATCTATTTATACTATTATACTTCTCTTCTTTAGGTAATTTCTTTTTTTTATCGCTATGTACTCGAGTAATAGAATGATCTGGTTGTGCTTTACGTGCTTTTATTTCTGGCTTCTTCTTCCCAAAAGCTAGCTCCCAACCATCAGCGAATTTGTTTTGGTCGTTTCCTCTAGGTTTATCACCCTTTCCGCCATGCCATTGTTTATTACTCATTTGCTAATAATCTCTGTGTGTCTTTCCAGCTTGTAACTGCAAACACGTGTTCTTGTTTTAGTTTTACTGCTAAAGGATAATCATTTCCTGCAGGGTCAACTCTGTCGCCATAAAATTTAATTGAGTCTATGTCGAAGTCTTTTAATATTTGAGACTTATCTCGTCCTTTTTGAAATATGTCTATACCTGTCTCTCCGCCTACTTTTGCACTTAGCTCTGGGAAACGTGTATTAAACCTTTCAGCAATAGCAGATCTTTCCATTACTTGCTTATCGTACTCATAGTAATCTGATCGTTGTTGCTTGTTTGCATATCTACCTACAACACTAAAGTTAACCATACCGGGTCTGTCTTCTATGTGTAAGCCTGTTTGTGTTTTCCATCCGCTATTATCTAATTCGTTTGTTAAAAAGAAACCGGCTTCAGCTGGTAATGACCAGGCATTGCGACTAAGTTGTTTATCTCTAGCATACACATCATTGCCACTACAGTTATAAACTCTATCACAACTGTTATAAACTTCATCGCCTAGTTGTTCTAATGTCTTCGGTCTATCACTGCCTGTTACTAAACTTACATTATGTGTTCTAGCAAACTCTAAAAACTGTTTCTTAAACTCAGCATCTATTTTTCCTCTACTAGGAGTTAGTGTGCCGTCTACGTCAAAGATATAATTCTTACTCATTGGATCCATCCTAATAGTATATTAAACATTATTAAATATACACATAGTAGATTTGACAAAACAATGAACGTACGGATATATGAGATTCTATTCTCATTGTTGACATCATATCCATCTTCTTCATCAAAAGATCCTAGTGCATGTTTCCATACTGTCCATAACTTTTTCATCACCCAAATAAACCCCAACCATGGTTAGCCCATGCATTAAGTATGATAAACCAACATGTTGCCATGTGTGTTATCCACCATACTGTTCTGATTACTGCAATAGAATCAGCTTGTGTATCAGTATCTCCGACTTTTTCGCCAAGAGATTTTGCCCATATTCTCCAAATTTTACTAAACATTATACATCGTATACTTTAAAGTAATTTCCTGTCCTGGCAAAATTGTCTCAACGGCAATTAAATTGACTACACTGTATCCTGCTAGTGATGACAAAGGCCTTCGTTGGATAGTCATGCAATTAGGTTCTTCAGAATGATTAACAAATCCACCCAATGGTGTTCTAATCCATTCATCTTCTACTAATATTCTTATCATTCCTAAGAATTTTCCCGGAGCGATAGTCTCTACTGCGAATAGACCTAAGCCATGAATTGCGCTATTGCCTATAGTGACGCTATTGGGTAGCGGGCGATACGTACTCAATTGATATTCCTCTTCTCACTAGTTCATTACGACATTTTTGTTTTGTTCTGGCTGCGCCGTTATTGTTATTGATATAATCAAATAACTCTTGCTTAGGCATTCCTTTCATCCAGAAGTTAGTTGTTGTTGTCTTGTTAGTTCCTTTTACTCGTACCGTTTGTGACGGTTTAAATTTAATTGGCATAATATTATTTCATTGTTTGTATGGTACCATCATTCTTAACTCTGTAAGCTTCGAAGGCAACATCTGAATAAGCATCCTTTAATGATAATAAAGCTTTTAAGTTACTTACATCGTCATCAAACAATCTTATTCTTTTATATAATCCAGTATCTAGATATTTTCTAAACACCACCTCTTTGTTTTTAGCTGCGGAATCTAATCCGATATTACCAGCTCTTTCGATATAGACATTGTCCATATCTAGTCCTTGCTTTTTAAAAGTATCAACGAATAATTTCTTATCGTCCATATCTCCTCGAGCAGTAACTACGATTACCTTCGATCCAGATTTAACTGAATTATTAATAATAGCCTTTGCCTTAGTAATCATTTTAGCAATAGGCGTCGATGTTCTATTAAAAATCTTTGCTGATTTAAATTGACCATAATCATATGATTCACCAGCTTCTAAACTATGTGTATTATATTCTATATTGGTTAACACTGATACTTTCTTTCCATCTTTCATAACTGTGATTTTAGCTTTAGTACGAAATAAGGTTTCGTCAATATCAAATATAGTTAACCCTTTGCCCTTTTGAGCTTCAAGTATATAATTTAATAGTTGTCTTTTCACTATTTAAACGATCGTAAGTTGTTTAGTTTATCTTGCGCAGTTGCAAGTTTTTCTAACACTTCTTCAATTGTTGCAATCGTATCAGGATGTTCTGCCACACCGACGTGTGAACCTAATAAGATTTTAATGTTAACCTGATGTGTTGCAATCTCACCCTTGAGTTTAAGTTCCAACGCTTTTAAGATGTCATCTCTAAAATTTGACATATTTTTATCTCCCGAAAAGTTTTTCTTTTTTATATTCGTTAATAGTATTTATAAGCGATTTAGTCCAATTGTCTCTATCTTCGACAAATACTTGTGGTCCTTCATCACCTGCAATACAAACAACCAATTTCTTGATTGGCATTCCAGTTCTTTCTTCCCACATAACAGCATAAGCTGCGCATTGCATAAAGTAACCACTAATCCATTCTACCTTTTTTAGCTTCTTAGATGTCTTATAATCTATGATAGCATCAACACCTTCCCACTGTCCTACGCAATCAACTCTACCCGCAACACCTAAGTGTTTAGAATATAATGGAGCTTCTTGTGCATATACTTTCGTTAAACATTTATCTAACGTTGGTTGTATATCCTTAAAGGTTTGTATGTTATGTGGCATTTCGCCTTCAAGATAGTCAGGGTCATTATTCACATATTTTTCCAATAGATTGTGAACTATCGTTCCACGACCAGATGCTCTAGAACTAATACGATTAGCTTCCTCTTCGCCTACTCTTGCTCTCCATTTCTGAATAGCTTCTCTACTTAATATCGAGAGAACAGTAGTAATAGAAGGATAACTATTACCGGCTGGGTCACGGTAAGTTCTACCAGACTTAGCAGTAACTGCAGTGAGATCATTATATCCGAGATCAATTGGTTCATGTTTAAACATCCGTAATAACAGCCTTGATATGATCGTCATTTACAATAACAGCACCTTGGCCTTCATGGTTAATAGGCATTGATTTAGACCAATCTAAATATACTCTATCTCCAGGTTTAATGCTCTTGATGTCGACACCAGGACCTATACCTAGAACTAATCCTGGCTTATGGCTCTTGTCTAATACTGCATCATTCGATAATATAATACCACCGGCAGTTGTTTGTTCTTTAGCAACTTCAGCTACTAACACATAGTTTTTTAATAATTTCATTTTGTTTTAATATTTCCTCTTAGTCGTGGTGGCATTCCACTTTGAATTCTTTGCTGGACTTCCTTCCAACCGTCGCCTGCTTTTTTTAATACGTCGCCGTCTTGTCGTGTATTCATAACGGGTGCACTAATTTGTTGTTGTAGGTCTGGATTATCTGCTTTAAACTTATCGAGTTCTTTCCAACTCATAGTATATTCAGTAATTTCACCAGACTTCAAATGTATAAAATCGTATCTAGGCATTAAACCACTCCGGTACTTCTCGTTTTGTCCACGCCATATTAAATCTTTCTCTCTTTGTTTTATAGAATGCTCTGTAAGATTCCACTGGATCTTTAGTTATACATTCCGGGAATGATGCCATTGCTAATTTGAATGGTGTCATATCTGTTATTGTTATATTATTTGGTATGCTTTTCAATGCTACTCTCAGTTTAGTATCTGTTGCATGTATCTTTCCATACCTATATTTATACTCATCACATAAAGCAATAAAATGCTTGTAGTGCCATTCATAGTTAAGACAAGATTCTCTAGTCCATACTGTTGAAGGGTGATTAAAATGACAAGCTTTGTATAAGACATCTTCACGATCGTCGTTAAGTTTCCAATATTGTATCATTGAACCAGACTTAGATGGCCTACGTTCCATAGTACCATCAAGCATTCGATGAACAGTTGATAACATCTGAGCTGATTCAACAATCATTTTGACTACATGTTTATCACACTGTAGTTGAGCAGCTATCACTGGATCATTATCTAGAATAAATATATTCATGCTGCTACCTTGTCTAAATGTTTACAAGAACCTCTGAATTTAAAACCTGGACATGAGCACTTCTTGTTATAAATGGTATAGGTGTTACCCTTACTACCTGTCACAGTTATATAACCCTTCGGCAATTCTTCTGGCCATTCGCCTATGAGTTTAAATTTGCGTCTTGATTTAGAAAACGTTTTGAGTGGAGTTTTAAACATTTTACATGCTTTGCCGGGTGGCATATATCCAATAAGATATCCATGGCTGTTGACATAATAGTCGCCATTGGCAATAGTTAGATCGCCCCAATCGGTTATTTCTCGTAGTATTTGTATCATAATATAATCCTTGTCATAATAGTATATTATAACACAGTTTCATGTGAATGTACACCTTTATTTACATTTATATGTGCATAAAAGTGTAAGATTGATGCATTTATACGTACATATAAATGTAAAAAAATGGGACACCGGCCGATATCCCATTCTCGTGTTCTCTAGCCTGATTGACCCTCCTTAAACTTACTGTTAAAATTAATAACGAAGTTAGATAAGATCACCTCCTTTAGTCCTGAGTTGTACTTTCCTCATCTACCGGTTTCACTTTAGTAGATTTAGCCCTTGTAGCCTTCGGCTTCACAAGGAGATTAGGAAAGACTTCAGAAACCAACTTAGTAGTGATTCCTTTATATTTACCCATAAGTTTTTTCTCCTTCATAGCAATTACCAGCTCTGCTTCGTCTGGATGTAAAGATTCTAAAACATCTATAAACATCTTTTCTCTGCGACCTGCTGGCATTTGTTCGCCAATGCCGCCTTTGAAAAAATACTTAAATCGTGGCGACATCCTATGCAGATTGCTTGGTTCATACCCCTTAGGAGCATCATCTTTCTGGTATGGCGGTACGCCTTTTGGTAATATAAACTGAATAGACTCGTCTAAGGTTCCTTTAAGAATATTTCTTAAGGGACGAGAATTCATTTTTTTAAGGTATGCTACCTTTTCTTTTTGAGTCTTTAAGCTACATGCTTTAGCTAAGATCTCGGATATCATTTTTTCAGCCATTGTAAAATTCCTCCACTGATTCAATCAAGTTGTTACATCTTTTCTTAATAAGATAATTAAGTACTTTCATTTTCATCGGCACTTTTTGCCCATTAAATTCATTTACTATAGTATTATATATATCTTCTGGAATCTTAGTGAGATCAATCAGTGTAGTATTCCTTTGAAAATTACGTTTAATTTCATCTGGCATTATGCTAGGATCTTCAATCCATGTGTCTATAAGGGTTTGTCTTAATGGTGATTGCTTAATACCTTCGACTAAACATGAATCAGATGATAAGATGTTTGGTATACCATCACCTTTATCTCCTCTGCATATGTGTTCAAATAAGTATTTCCTAGGAGTTTTATCTACTACCATTTTCTTTTGAATAGGAGAGAACTGCTTAACATGGTTGAACTTTTGTAGTTGAATAAAATCTTTATCAGATGATATAATCATTACTGGTTCATGATTACCAAACTCTTCAGTGTTTAATGTTAATGCACCAATGATATCATCAGCCTCGCATCCTTCCATGTGTAAAACTTTATATGGTAGATTCTCTTTAATCTCATCTCTTACTAAATTCAATACTCTAAAGATTTCATTCCAATCCATAGTAGATTCAGACCTAGCTTTCTTACGATGTGCTTTGTATTGAGGGAAATATTCTTTACGCCATGTATTCATACCATCGGCACATATAACCATTTGGCCATATTCTTTTCTGTATCTTTTATTGTACATTCTAATACTGTTAAGTATCATATGTCTAATAATGTTTTCATCATCGACTTTTTGTACAATAATGTTCGATAGCGCTATTTGGCTATAATCAAGTAATATCATCAGTATGTTTCTCCATTTCCATAATTCTATCTTTCAACAATTCCATCTCTTCTTGAAGTACGTGCTTAATGCCAGCATCTCTTAGTAGAGTAGAAACCATTAGGTTTAAGATGACAAACATGTCACCTTTCAATTCAGGGTTTTCTGTATAGTCAAAATTGACACCATATTCTTCTAAAGCACCTTCGACTACCTCAATAGCGAATCGGCCTAGATCAACGGATTGTTCAAACATATCAGTAGCTTCCATATCCTCGTCATAGGTATCAGCTAGTATTTGAGCAGTCCTTCGTTCTATAAATGTGTTGTCTATTTTGTCCATATATTAGTATATTATACCATAGTTGGATGCAAATGTACACTACTTTTTTAAGTTTTTTACGCTTTGTCCGCCGATTCTGCAGCTGATTATGCCGTTATAATAGTCATCAGTCAATAGAACTTCACGTGCAAACTGTTCTTTTGCTTCCATATAAGCGGCTTCACCTTTGGTTCTACATAGATGTAGGATTTCTCTGTGATAGATATCATCACCTTGAATTTCTCTTTCTTCGTTTAAGATCCTACTGGAACCGTAATAGGATCTCCAGTCAGATTCAACATAGGTGATTTTTCTTCTCTTACGAGTTTTAGTTTTGGGTAGGGTTTTCTTTGACCAAAAGAATTTCTTTCCAACATACTTTTGTGCAGTTGCTCTATTGGTAATTAGATATACAAATGCATAGTAATCATCAGTAGAAAAATCTGCTGGAGGTTCGTATTCTAGTCCTTCGTATAACCAATTCATAGATCTATTTATTAGTCAAAATCTAGGTCGTCTATATCTTCAACTGCGGTTCCACAACAAGGACAATACACATTCTCGGGTTGATAGTCAGTAAATACTATTTTTGTTATTTCGAAACAGAATTCACAGTGATGTGTTATCTCATTCATTTGGAACAGAGCTCCAATCTTTAAAGTTATCGTAACCGCCTATAGCTTCACCATCTATTCTAATCTGTGGAAACGTTCTTGCCGTAGGGAATTCTTGAAATAGTTCTCTCTTAGTAAAATCTTTATCTAACTGTTTATAGGTATATTCATATCCTTTAGATTCGCATAAAGCTTTTGCTTTATCACAGTAAGGACACTGTGTTTTTCCAAATATTTCTATCATAATTTTAATCCTATGTTAATCATCCAAAACGCCGTAAGCATTCCACCGAATACGCATACTTGTAATATAGATGCCCAGAATATCTGGCGCATTGGATGTATTAATGTTATTTTTTCTATCCAATCTTCACTAGGAGATAGATTAACGATCTGTAGTATTTTCTTTTCCACTATAGTGAAAGGCCTGCTAAGGTCGTTTCATCTACGTCTTGTTTAACTCCACCTACAACATATGAACTGATCTCTGTTTCTTGAGGAGCAACTTGAACGTTACCTCCACCAATCCACTTTTCAGTCCATGGCAACGGATTTAGTTTAGATACATGATACGGACATGTTAACCCTAAGGCTCTCATTCGTTTACAACCAATCCATTCAATATAATCACATAACAGTTTTTCGTTTAAGCCAATCATTGAACCATCTTTAAATAAGAACTTAGCCCATTCTTTTTCTTGCTCAATAACTTTTACGAATAACTTAGTTACTTCA